AAGCATTAGGTCGTGGTCAAGATCTCAACAAGCTCTCTTCATTCTTACAAATGTTGCAGCCGTTGGGGCCAGAAGTTATTCAAAGTGAACTCAACATTAGTGATTACCTCGCTCGCGTTGGTGCTTCTCTTGGTATTGACACTCAAGGTCTTGTTAAGTCTGACGAGCAAAAGCAACAAGAAGCTCAACAGCAACAAGAGATGATGCAACAACAACAGATGATGCAAATGGCTCAAGCCGCCGCACCCAACGCTATGAAAGCTGTTGGTGATATGGGGCAAGAGGGTGCCGCTCAGTTAGCTGAGGAGGAATAAGATGGATTTTATTGACGATATTGGTGGTATGGCTGCTAATGCGCGTGATGCCATACAAGCTTATATAGCGAGCAAGGAAGCTCCAGAGGTACAGGCTCCCAATCCTCATAAAGATTTTAACAACGTAGACTTTGAATGGATTAAAGGACAAGAAGGCTATAAGTTGAAAGGTTACGTTCCTAAAGATAAGCAAGGTAATGTAATAGGACACTCAGGTGTTACTATTGCCTCCGGTTTTGATTTAGGAAGTCGAAGCAAGCAGTCGCTCGAAGCGTCCAGTCTTTCTGATGAATTAGTTTCCAAGTTAATGCCCTTTGCTGGTTTGAGGGGTGAAGCCGCAGTTAAAGCTGCTGAAAAGCTCAACATCACCGATGAAGAAGGATTGGCGATTAACCAGTACGCTAAACAAGATTCTTTAACACAATTAGACAAAGCGTGGATGAAGGCTACAGGGCAGAGCTTTAGAAGTTTACCAAAACATAAAGCTACCCCTATTGCTGATCTAGCTTTTAATCATGGAGTTAAGAAGATTACTAGTTATAGTTTTTGGAACCAAGTTACTAACGATGATTGGGAAGGTGCTGAAGCTAACTTAAGGGACTTTAAAGAGAAAGACCCTTTGTTGCAACCACGTAGGACACGGGCTGCTGATTATTTTGATTATTATAATAGAATAAAAGGTGAAACATGAAACTAAAACGTATTATTAATAAGTACGGATTTTTTCAACACGTCCCCGACGTTCCTGAAGAAACCCCTGTTGTGGAAAAACCAGAAGTTAAGAAAGCTCCTGTCAAAAAGAAAGCAGCTAAAAAGAAATAAAAACTAAAGAGACTAATTATGAATATTAACACACATGAAGACCAAGGCGAATCACAAGAGCACGTAGATGCTATGATCGCTAAAGGCGAGCAGATCGAACAGAATAACAACCCCGACCGACCTGATTGGTTGCCGGAGAAATTCAAAGACCCAGCACAGATGGCAGAAGCATATGCACAGCTTGAGAAGAAGATGGGTCAGGGACAGTCTGAGGAGTCAGCGGCTGAAGAGCAGCCAGCAGGTGAGCCAACGTCGGAAGATACAGGCAATCAGCCTGAAGCCTCAGAAGTCAGAGAAGCAGTAGAAACAGCAGGTGTCGATTTCGACGCACTGCAAAGCGAATACAACGAACATGGAGAATTAGGTGAAGCAGCTTTACAAAAGTTGGCCGATGCCGGGTTCTCTAATGATTTGGTAAAAAGTTGGATCCAAGGGCAAGAGTCTTTGAACACTGGTTATCAAAACTCAGTCTACGAAACCGTGGGCGGAGAAGAGTCTTATAAGGAAATGCTAACATGGGCCGGAGACAACCTCAGCCAAGCTGAAATCTCAGCCTATGATCGCGCCGTAGACTCTGGAGACATAGAGATGGTTAAGTTAGCCGTCGATGGATTAAAGTCTAAGTATCAATCTGTAGAAGGATCAGACCCAACACTTGTGAGTGGACAATCTGCTTCTTCATCAGGCGGTAATTATGGCTCGTGGGCAGAAGTGACCGCAGCTATGAGAGATCCCCGATACAAAACTGATTCAGCGTACCGCCAACAGGTTTCCTCTAAGTTAGAGCGAAGCAACGTCACCTAGTCTCTTTGGCCTCCTTCGGGAGGCTTTTTTAATTCTAAAAGTACAACAACACAAAATTACAATTACCTTTGACCCCTGCGGGGATAATCTCAGAGAACGGAGTTACGTGTTAAGTGACTGAAAGAATGCAAACATTAAACATTCATTTAAACATTTAACAAAAGGTAAATATTATGTCATGGTCAGGAAAAAGTGCCACACAAGGCACATCGCGTCTAGGCGCAAATAACGGTACAGGTACGGACAAACGTGCTTTATTTCTAAAGCAGTTCAGCGGAGAAGTTCTCACGAGCTTTGAAGAAAAGAACGTAGCTATGCCTCTTCACCGAGTGCGTACAATCAATAACGGCAAGTCTGCTTCATTCCCAACAATCGGAACTAGCACTGCCGCTTACCACGCAGCCGGTACGCAGATCTTTGGTGACAGCGTTCCTTCAAAAGAAGTTGTTGTAACTGTAGACGACCTCTTAGTGTCAGCAGCTTTCATCCCTAAGATTGATGAAGCTATGAACCACTACGATGTTCGTTCTACTTACAGCTCTGAGTTGGGTAACGCCCTAGCTAACGCTGCCGATAGAAACATCTTCTCTGTAGTCTACAAAGCGGCAACTGCCACAGCGGGTTCCGGTGATATTGAAGGTCAGTGGGCGCACGCCGACTTCGCAGGTCTATCCGATACTAACGCAGGTGTTGGTGGTGTTGACGGACAAGCAGGTCGTATTGACTTGAATAGTGCTGCTAACGAAGGTACTGCTGCCCCTAACGCCGAGCAAATCGTTGATGGCATCATGAACTCTTTGATGCAGTTCGACAAGCACGATGTAACTGGTGAGAAGTCGGTTGTACTTGATCCTGTTACTTACTACGCCCTAATGGCTGGTGATTCGCGAGCTGTTAACCGTGACTTCGGCGGTACTGGCGGTATTGTATCAGGCACTGTTCCGTCAATTGGTGGTGCTAAGATCTATATGTCTAACCACTTGCCAACGGCATCAACAGGCATGACTTCTCCACTAGCTAACGAATCTGGTAGAGCGTCTACCGTTTATACTGGTTCTACCAACTCTAACCTTAAGGGTCTTGTATTCACTAAAGACGCAGCAGCGACTGTTAAGTTGTTGGATCTAGGTGTTGAGTCTGAGTATCAGATCGATCGTCAAGGAACTTTGATGGTTGCTAAGTATGCTATGGGCCACAACGTCCTACGTAACAAATCAGCAATTGCTCTCGTAGCATAAGCTATCTAGGGGCATCCTTCGGGGTGTCCCTTTTTTTCATTTTTCATTGAGGTATATATGACAACTCCAACAACAACTCTGGGTGCAGTTAACTCCATGCTCTCAACCATTGGCGAAGCTCCAGTCAACGGATTAAACTCCGGCCTAGTAGAAGCTGAGACTGCTGAAACCATTCTCAATGAAGTTTCAAGAAGTGTTCAAGCTGACGGTTGGAACTTTAACAGCGAACCTAATTATAGCGTGGCTGCCACCTCTGATGGCGACGTAGTTTTACCAGCCGAGATCATAAGAGCAGATCTGGCTACAACTAAATACAGAAGTTCTACGACTGAATACATACAGCGTGGAAACAAAATGTACGACAAAGCTAACCACACATATAACATTGGCAAAACACTAAAGTTAAATGTTGTCGTTCTCTTAGCTTTTGAATTGATGCCCGAAGTGGCAAGACGTTATGTGTCTGTGAAGGCATCTCGAATATTCCAAGAGAGAGTATTGGGTAGCAGCACTTTATCACAGATGAACAGAACCGACGAACAAGAAGCACTATTCTCCCTAAAGGAACACGAAGGGGACAACGGTGACTATAACATATTTGATGATTACGGCACAGCTAGTGTCCTTGATCGCAGCATAGGTAAGGTGGTTACAAATGGCTCTAGTTTCTAAAAGCATACCCAATCTCATCAATGGGATTTCGCAACAACCCCCAGCACTCCGTTTGGAAACGCAAGGGGAAGTACAAGAGAATGGCCTGTCTGATGTGGTTGATGGCTTAAAGAAACGACCGCCCACTCAGTTCATAAAGACGTTAATGAAAACGTCAAGTGCTTGGACGGCTAGTTCAGCGTCAAGTCTTACCCTTGGTAACCTGACTTATTATAACACAACCGCCTTAACAGAAGCCGAACTGAATAGCTGCTTCACGCACACCTACAAACGAAGTGAAGACGAGCAGTTCACTGTGCTGGTGATAATGGGAACTACTCCAAAAATCTTAGTCTATGATATTGGAGGCAACCTTCGGTATGAGTCAAACAAGTCTAGTTGGGATAAGTATGGTCTTAACATTAAATGGTACTACAGTGACGCAGATTATACCTCTAACACCAACCCACAGTTCCGCAATACAGATTCTACAAGTTATTTAGAGCAACTGCTCGCAAACGATATGACAGCAACCTCCGTGGCTGATGCTACGTTCTTAGTTAACAAAAACATGACGGTTGGTATGTCGGATGAACGCAACCCACCAGCCTTCGGTAACTCTGCACTTATCTATCTTAAGTCTGTCAACTACGGCAGAGGCTACCAGTTATCTTTAAAAACAAAAACTGAAGGCAGTACCAAAACAGTATCATCTGGTCTAATTAACACCGCAAATGCACTTACTGCGGCGGCTGGCAGTACAACAAACAGCGACGCTCTTAAAGTATCCGAAACTCTTAACGACCTTCGCATAGGCATCCTGACCAGTTCTACATCTACAATTGGCGCTAATGATTACGAAGCCGAGCTAGAGTTTTCCCCTACTACTAACTACGGTTCACCAACCGCTTTAAACTATTTACAATTAAACGATGATGTCTACCACGGTACTTCATCTAGGCTTGTTGTGACAGCCGGTGACGTTACCATACCTTTCAACGAAGCTGGTCAGGGTGGTTGGAGGTACGACGCTGATCACGTAAATAATAAGAAAATAATTATACCCAATGAGTACGTAAGTAGAAGTATAAATCAGAATGACGGACAACCCTTTACCCGTCGAGGTTTGTTTAATGTTTACCTATTGGATGCAAGCGCAGTTTTAGACGTCACCATACAGCCGATCAGTTACACGAAAGAGCCTTACTTTGTAATTAACTCTGCACCTAACGGAACACTAAAGGACTTTACACTTACTGCGACGGACGACGACGGCGGTATTAACCTTAGAGCTTTTAAAGACAACGCTAAATCTTTCACTGACTTACCTAACCAATGTGTTGACGGTTACAAGTTAGGTGTAATTGGGGACAACAATAAAAAAGAAGATGATTTTCATGTTATCTTTAGAGGAGCAGGCGGTAGTGGTTTCTGGAAAGAAACTGTAAAAGGTGGGCTTCAAAATTCTTACAACCTAGCGACAATGCCCCACCAACTGCGTCAAGGTTCTCAACTACAATTTAGCTTTGGACAAGGTACTTGGGATTCACGTGTGGCAGGGGATGATGAAACAAACCCAGCTCCAAGTTTTGTGGGCAACACTATTAGTGACATCTTCTTCCATAGGAACCGCTTAGGTATCCTTTCGGATGAGAATGTAATCTTTAGTGAAGCTAGTAGTTATTATAATTTCTTTAGAACAACTGTACGCACATTGCTGGACGCTGATCCAATCGACGTAGCCGTGTCACAGAACGAAGTATCCGAGCTTAAGTCTGCTGTACCTATTCAGGATAACCTATTGTTATTCTCTGAGTTAAACCAGTTCACTTTATCTGCCTCACAGTTACTCACACCATCTGAAGTTACCATCGATCAAAGCACCAAGTATGAGTGCGATCTAACAGCCACCCCCGTGGGCGCAGGTAACAGTGTTTTCTTTGCTACAAAAAGCGGAGACTTCTCAGGCTTACGTGAGTTCTATACGGACGGCGATACTGAATTGAAAAAGGCTTCTTCTATAACCGCACACGTACCTAAGTATCTTAGGGGTGTTATTAGAAAACTAGCCTCTTCTTCTAACGAAGATATTTTGATTGCGCTTACAGAAACAAACAAGAAAGAATGTTACGTATATAAGTGGTACGACTCCGGGCAAGAGCGCCTACAAAGTTCTTGGTCTAAGTGGACATTTAAGAAAGATATTATAGATGTCTCCTTTAACAACGCCACAGCTTACTTTACGTTTAACGATGGATCTTACCAGAAGTTATTACTAAGGGATGATCCTACAGTTATCACATACACCGTTGGCAGTGAGACAGCCACAGCAACACGCATAGATGCTCTTCTTGACTCTAGGATGCTTCTTCAGAAAACTAGCAGTGCTTACCCAATGTCACCGGGATTAGTGGCTTCCACGTATCCTCCTCTCTCCTCTACAACAGTTTTTACAAACCATGCAGGAGCGATTATTGCAACCGGGAATAGTAACGCAGAGTTAACTAAGGTAGCTTCTTATATGAATCTTAGCCACGTTGAAAACGGTAGCACCATACTTAACTATGTATTCGCTGGCGAACCTTACACGTTTAAATATCAGCTCTCTGAGCAAGTGTTTAAACCTGTCAAAGGTGACTCAACAGAGATGGCTCGATTCCAACTAAGAAACATGAACTTTAACTACAACGACACAGCGACCTTCACGGTTACTGTAGAGAACTTGGGTAGAGATACTAAGACAACCAAGTTTACCGGGCGTATCTTAGGACAAGCTAATAACATCCTTGGTCTTGCTCCTATTGTAGACACAGGTGGATTTAAAGTTGGCGTACAGTCCCAAGCTAAAAACACTAAAATAACCTTAACAAACGATACCCACCTCCCATCGCTCTTCCAGAGTGTTGAGTGGGAAGGCTTCGTTAATCTAAGAAACCAGAGACTATAAATATGACACACCATTACAGACCTAGCACATTCCAAGACTGCCGTGACATGGCTCCTAATCTACGTGAGCAGGACGTTAACGAAATCATGGCCAGCAGTGGCTCGCAACCTTTTGAAGCGTTGTGGGCGAGTTTTGATGCGTCTGAGGAATGCTTTACTATCATACACGAAGATGGTGATATTGCGGGAATGTTTGGTGTGTCTTATAACGGTCACTTCGCAAGTCCGTGGTTGCTCGGCACAGATAAGCTAACAGAAACAAAAAGGGTAATGCTCCCTGTGGCAGCTAAGTGGGTGGAGGAGAAAGTAGACCAATACTCACTACTGCTTAACTACGTTGATGTAGATAATACGGTATCGAGAAAATGGTTAAAGTCATTAGGCTTTAAGTTCATTAAACTAATAGATGACTACGGAGTAGGGAAGAAGCCCTTCTACCAATTTGTGAGGATAAAAGATGTGTGAACCAGTATCAATTACACTAGGCATTATGTCAGCCGCTTCTGGAATTATGAACGCACAAGCAGCGAGTGATGCTCAGGACGAAGCGTATGCAGAAAATGTTAGAGCATCTACAGAAGCTAAAAGAGATGCCGACAGACAGATTAATTTACAAGAGTCGCAAGCACAAGAAGCAGCGGCTCAAGAACAACTAAAAAATGACTTACAAACTCAATCTCTCGTTTCACGCGCAGTCGTTGCGGGTGGTGAGTCGGGTGCGTTAGGTCAAAGCACTTTAGCAGCCCAAGAGAACATTGTACGTCAAGGTCTTGAAGCCAACACTATGGTTACTCAAAACCTCGGCAGAGAGACTGCACAGATGGGCGAGGCTCGTATTGGTGCTAAGTCTAACTATACTTCTCGTATCAACTCCGTATCGCAAGGCGCTGGTGTTGGTCTTGGTACAGCACTTGGTTCAATAGCCGGGGGTGTAAGCACAGGTGTCTCTACATACGCCTCAATGTCGAGTATTAAAG